GCAGTTGGCGGAGCATTTAATCTTTTACTAGGAGCAATTACTTCTGTAATTGGAGCGATACCTAATTTTGCAAACACATTGTTATCTGGACAAGAAACAATGGGGTCTTTTTTCAGCAATTTTCCGCTGATAGGACCTGTGCTAGGACAGATAGGTGGATTACTAGACGATCAGGTTGGACAGTATAGAGAACTTACTTCCATAGGTGCTTCATTCGGAAACAACATGTTTGGTATTACAAGAGCGGCCGCAGAAGCAGGAATACAAACAAGTGAACTTGCAAGAGTAATTCAAGAGGACGCTTTGGTTTTAAGACAGTTTGGTGGCTCAGTAGGAGACGGTGCTAAGAACTTCGCAAGATTCAGTAAAGAACTTAGATACAGTGATGCTGGTACTAGACTGATGGCAATGGGTTTCACTACAGAAGAACTTAATAACAACATGCTAGCCTTTAGTGAAATGCAAACATTATATGGACGTAGGCAGGGCATGACACAACAACAGCTTATAGATGGTACCATACAATATTCAAAAGAATTAGATGTACTTGCTAAAGTTACAGGAAAAAGCAGAAAAGAAATAGAAGCACAACAACGTCAAATGGCACGTGATATAAGAATACAGAAACAAATGGCAGACGGAAATTCCGCACTTACTAAAAATTTACAACTACTGCCAAAAGGTTTTGAAAACATGCAAGGATCGTTAATAGACTTTGCAGACGGAGTTCCAACAGATGACCTAACTAAGAAACTTGTTAACATGAGTACGACTTTTGAAACGCAAGGTAGAAATTTTGGAAAGATGTCGACAGCAGAAGCTAATAACTTTTTGAAAAATGTTGCGGGAGAACTTAATGAACGTATGGGGGATATGTCGCCGGCCATGTTGGACAATCTAAGAAAAACTATGCCTGATCTGTATGAAGCATTAGAACTTGGTGGCAGAATGAAACTGATACAACAAATGGATGGTAGTTTTATTGATGCAGAACAAAGAGCCCAAGACCAACTCACAGAAAGAGCCGCAACGTTTGATAGGACCATAGGACTTCTAGCATCAAAACTAAAAGTGTTTCTTTTAGATAGTGGTGCACTTGACATGCTTCAAGAAGCTTTTGAAATGTTTGTACCAACAACAGAAGAAGCAGGAGTTATGTTTGACAATTTGCTAGATTTGATCAAAACTGAAATTATACCTAAGGTGAAAGAATTTAAAGACAGTCTCATGGACTCTGACCTACTGAAAAAATCTTGGGACAAATTAACAAAGTGGGTAGGAGATACCTACGATAAAATTGTAAACACCAACTGGTTAGAAACGTTTGAAGACTGGGGAGAAAAACTCAAGGGATTCTGGAATGATACGAAAGAATTATTTAAGGAAGTAAAAAACTGGTTCCAAGGGATTAACTGGGGTGATATCAAAGACTCTATAAATGCATTTTCAAAGTTTGTAGTAGACAGCTTTAAAGACACAGATTGGAGTGGCTTAAAAGATGGTGTAGCTGAAGCTTATAATTTTATTAAAGATGCATTTGGAAATATCAAAGATTATTTCAATGATGGTTCTTTCCGTGAACTTTTTGATAAAATTAAAAGTTATCTTACAGATCCAAATCTATTAGAAAATATAAAAAATGATGCAATCAATTTGATTAAAGATGGTTGGAACGAACTAATGGATATGATTCCATGGGGTGAAATAGCAACAGTGGTTGGCGGAGCCGTAATTGCACTATTTACAAATTTAAATCCATGGGCTAGATTAGTGTCAGGAATAATTGCAGGACTGACAGCATTGTTTGATTGGGAAACTGTAAAACAACAATTTACAGATGCTTGGAATTACGTAACAGGTGGAATTAGTGACGGACTAAAATGGATAGGTAATTGGTTTTCCAATTTATTTGATTTTGATTTTGGAGCGATACTAGAAAGTTTAGTACCAAATTGGGTTAAAAAGTTTTTACCTGATAGTTTATTTGCCTCAAATACCACAACACCTAGTGTAACAGCAGATCCGTCAACAATGCTTTCACAGATTGAAAAACCATCTGAAGAAGCAATAGCAACTGCTAAAGCAGAAGCCGATACTGCCGGAACTAAAGGCGGCTATACTGGAGGAGGCATAAGTAATAGTGCCATTATGGAACTTGTTGCAGAAACCAAAAAAACAAATAGAAAACTAGACGCTTTAAATGGAAATATACACATAGCAAGTTAATAATGGTTAGGAAAAATAAATGAGTTGGAAGAGACATTTTACATCTATAGAAACAGAAGGAGGATCAAGTAGTCCTTTATCGATGACAGGATCACAACCAGGTCCAGCTAGAACAAACTATTCAAGTTTCTTACCAGATGTATACACTGGTGCTCCAAACAGAGTTGAACGTTACGGACAATATAATGTAATGGATCAAGACTCAGAAGTAAACGCGGCACTCGATATTTTAGCAGAGTTTTGTACACAGCAAAACACACAAAATAAAACAGCATTCACTATAGATTTCAAATCCAAAGCAACAGGATCAGAAATAAAAGTAATAGAACAATACTTGCAACAATGGCATAAACAGAATAATTTTGAAACACGCATATTCAAGATTGTGCGTAATGTATTTAAATTTGGCGATGCTTTCTTTATTAGAGATCCAGAAACAAAAACTTGGTTTCATGTTGATCCGGCAAAAGTTTCTAGCATTATTGTAAATGAATCAGAAGGCAAAAAGCCCGAGCAGTATATTGTAAAAGATATTAATTTAAATTTTACAGACAAAGTTGCTACTACACCTTATACTACAAACGGAAACGTTACCGGCGGCGGTGACGGATATCTTACAGGTGGTGTAAGAGGTATGGTAGGAAACACACAAACACAGAGCAGTTCATCAAGATTTGGCATAGATAAAAATAAAGAAATTGCCGTGAGTGCTGAACACATGGTACATTTAAGTTTGTCAGAAGGATTAGACAACAATGCACCGTTTGGAAATTCACTGCTAGAAAGTATTTTTAAAGTTTACAAACAAAAAGAATTACTTGAAGATGCTATTATTATTTACAGAACACAAAGAGCACCAGAAAGAAGAGTGTTTTATGTTGATGTAGGAAATATGCCATCACACCTTGCGATGCAGTTTGTTGAAAGAGTCAAAACTGAGATACATCAAAGAAGGATACCATCAAAGACAGGAGGCGGTACATCTGTCATAGACAGTGCATACAATCCTCTATCCACAAATGAAGATTACTTTTTTCCGCAAACAGCAGAAGGACGTGGATCTAAAGTTGAAACACTACCTGGCGGAACAAACTTAGGTGAAATTGATGACCTTAAATATTTTACTAACAAACTAGTACGTGGTTTGCGTATTCCAAGTTCATACTTACCAGCGGCCGCACAAGACGAAGGCCAAGCACAGTTTAATGACGGTAGAGTAGGTACAGCTTATATACAAGAATTGCGTTTTAACAAATACTGTGAAAGACTACAAAACTTGCTTGTAGAAGTGTTTAATCAAGAATTCAAAAGATATCTATTAGAAAAAGGTGTTAATATTGATATTGCAATGTTTGATTTACTATTCCAACCGCCACAAAATTTTGCAAGTTATAGGCAATCTGAATTAGATAATCAAAGAATAGGAACTTTTGCACAGATACAAGCAATACCTTTCATAAGCAATAGATATGCAATGAAACGTTTCTTGGGAATGTCAGATGCTGAACTTGCCGAAAATGAAAGATATTGGAAAGAAGAAAATGACGAAACACTACAACAAAAACCAACTGACGCACAAGGTGAAATGAGAGGTGCAGGTATTAGTGGTGCAGGCATTGGTTCAGATTTAGACAATGCAACAGACACACCACCAGATGATGCTGATCCGTCAGTAACCGCAGGTGCAACTGATACAACAGGTGCAGGAGGAGATGCTGGTGTAGGAGATGCCCCTGGTGGCGCTACCGACCCGGAAGCATAAATAATAGTATGATACTAAGAGAAATATTTTATTTTGATAAAGAAACAATCGAGCCTATCGAAGATAAAACTTATGACGCTACCGATGACGAAAGCATTGTGAAGCGTGATGATACACGCAAAACTAGATTAACACTTAGACAAATCAACAAAGCTCGTAAGATGTCTGAAATTCATGCTGAAGAAACAGAAAAAGAATTAGAATTTGTCAGACAGATGTACGGAATTCAATCACAACCAGAAGCAGTATAAAGAGGTTAGCTAATGACAGTAGCTTTCGTTATAGGAAATGGCGAGAGTCGGAAAGACATTGATCTATACTCCTTAAAACAATACGGCAAAGTCTATGCCTGCAATGCAGTGTATAGACATTATCAACCAGATTACCTCGTTGCAGTTGATGTCAAAATGATATTAGAGATCAATCACCACAAATGGCAAATGGAAAATGAAGTATGGACTAATCCTAACAAAGCATATCACGGCTTTGAAGGATTCAATTTTTTCCAACCAAGCAAAGGCTGGAGCAGTGGTCCAACTGCTTTATGGTTGGCAAGCACACACGGACATGATACAATTTACATATTGGGTTTTGATTTTCATGGTAAACAAGACGACAAAGGTGAACGAACAAAGGTAAATAATTTGTACGCAGGAACGCAAAATTACAAAAAGTCACACGAACCGGCGACATATTTTGGTAATTGGGAGAGGCAGACTGCGTCAACTTGCGAATCACATGCAGGTACAAGGTACATAAGGATAGTAGAAGATAAAGACGATTTCATTCCTAAGCAACTTAAAAAAGTTGCAAATTGTTCTCATATTACTGTAAGTGAGTTCAAGAGATACTATGATATGTAATTACGTGTCAAAAAAGCCTGTTTTGACACCATTTTCCACGTGTTTTATAATAAAAGTGTAAATAATACTAGACAGCCTTACCAAACAACCATAACAGGAGAATAAAATGGCAGATAAATCTAAATTAGAGCAGATGCTCGAAAAACTTGTTAATAACGATCGCGACGGTGCAGATGCGTTATTTCATGAATTTGTAATTGAAAAATCTCGTGGCATTTATGAAAAAATGCTAGAGTCAGATCTTGAAGATCTTGAAGTCGACGAAGCTTCTCATGATAAAAAAGAGAAAAAAGACGACAAGAAAATGAAAGAAGAGTCAGACGAAGAAGTAGATGAAGCTTCCGACGAAGATGAAGTTAAAGAAGATTCAGACGAGGAAGTAGACGAAGCTTCCGACGAAGACGTAGATGAAGCTTCAGATAAAGACGTAGAAGAAGCTACAGACGAAAAAACTGACGAAAATTTTGGAGAAATTACACCAGAAGCTGACCCAATGATGGGCGGTGATGCGGCAGATGACATGATCGATGACATGGAAGATGGCGACGAAGGTGGAGAAGAAATGGGCGACGATGCAGAAGAAATAGAAGATCGTGTTGTTGACCTAGAAGATGCTCTTGATGACCTAAAAGCTGAATTTGAAAAAATGATGGCTGACAAGGATGGCGACGACGGCGATATGGATGACGACGATGCCGCTGACATGGACATGGGTGATGAAGAGAAGGAAGACGAGGCAATTGAGCCAGCTTCCGATCTTAGCATGGAACCAGCTGAAGAAATGCCTTTTGAAGGTAAAAAGACACAAGCTGAGCAAATGCGTGAATATGTAGAAAAAGTTGCTATGCCAAAAGGCGAAGACAACAAAGCAAAAAGCCCTGTAGCAAGTGCTAACAATATGGGTGGAACTGCTTCTAACATTAACGCAGGCGGAGAAGGTGCAACTGGTGGTTCGGCAATGACTGCAAAAGAAGATAATGCAGGCAATGTTAACGTACCAGGCGGCAAAGCTTCAAAGTCAATGAAAAATGCTAAAGGCCACGGCGCTGAGAAAAAAGGCGCAGGCGAAACAGGTGCTGACACAAAGAGTGTTGTCGGTAGCTAATTGAGGACTAAAAGGTAGATGTTACACTTAAGAGAGACACTATCATTCGATCAAGCAAAGATGGTCGTGGAGCATACCGAAAACGAATCAGGTGGTAAGGACCTGTATTTGAAAGGTATTTGCATCCAAGGTGGTGTAAGGAATGCTAATCAAAGAGTATATCCTGTTACTGAAATCGGTAGAGCTGTCAACACGCTCAACGATCAGATAAAAGGCGGATATAGTGTGCTTGGAGAAGTTGACCATCCTGAAGGACTCAACATAAACTTGGATCGTGTTTCACATATGATCACCGAAATGTGGATGGACGGACCAAATGGTTATGGAAAATTAAAAGTAATTCCAACTCCGATGGGACAGATAATTGACACAATGATTAAAAGCAATGTGAAAGTTGGTGTCTCATCTAGGGGTTCGGGAAACGTTAAAGAAGACGGTAGCGGAGAAGTCAGCGAGTTTGAAATTATTACTGTTGACTGTGTCGCACAACCAAGTGCTCCTGGGGCTTATCCAACTCCAATTTACGAGCATTTGTTGAACAACAAAGGTGGTTATAAGGCAATGAATATGGCTCGTGAATTACATGGCGATGAAAAGGCTCAGAGATATTTAAAGGAATCGTTGGTCAACATTATCAACGGTCTCCAATAATTTAGGAGAAAACAAAATGTTAGATGCACTGAAACAACTCTTTGAAAATAATGCAATTTCAGAGGAAATCAGAGCAGAAATCGAACAGGC